TCCAATGTTTTTAGCCATCCTAATCCATCTATTGCAGATATTTGAGCCTGATAACCTATAACCAATGGGACATCTTCAAATTCTACTAAATCGGTAACTATGTAGCCATACCATTTAAATGATACTGTTGTATTATCATCTTCGTAGGCTGTAAGTTCCATTGTAAATCTACCTTCTACTGCCAATCCAATATCAAGAAGTAAGGTTTGTAAATCTTCATTATTTATAAGTAAAGACAGTGAACAACGTGAGCCAATGATAGGTGTAAATCTTTCCTGCCCTTGCTGACTTTCACTGTCGTACTGAATGCCTAATGACAAAGTATCAAATGTTTTCACAGTACCAGAGAAAGCACTATCTTTTATAGATACAGTAATCTTTCTACTTTTCTCGTTGTATACCGTAGTCGAAAACCTTATAGCCATTATTGTATTCTACTTAATCCCTTTTGAGATCGGTTTAACAATATAATCAAATCATTTCCGCTTATCCTTGTTTCTAAACTTCCACCTACACCCATATCTCCCATCATTGATTTAAGTTTAGATAAAGGTGCGATTACTTCTGGGTCAACTCTTGCGCCACGATTATCTCCAACCGTTGCTAAAGTAGGGCCGTATGCCAAACCTCCTTCGGCTAACTTTGGAGCGGCTAAACTATTTTTTACCAATGTTCCTAAAGCTACTAGGGCTATACCTCCAGCAATAGCAATAGCAGGATTTAAAGACTTTAAAGCAGTCTTAATACCTAAAGCGGCTATACCTACTTGTATGGCTAATTTACCAAAACTAATAACCGCTTCTGCTACTGGCAATAAAAAAGACTTTATATTAAATCCTGCACCAGATAAAGCATTACCTAATTGTTCGCCCAATGCTACCGATAAATCAGTTAATGTACCTTCAATGATATTTTTAAAACCTGTATTTAAATCCTCTATTCCTTTTTTTAATCTAGTTATGTTATCATCAGTGACTTGTATTGCTTTTCCTGCGGCTGTTTGAGCAACTGCAAAAGCATCTGTTTCTTCTTTTGCTCTTTGCGTTTCAGCTGTTACGCTTCTTAATTGGTCTGGTAATTTACCTATAGTGGGTAATAAATTTGTTGTTGGCATTAATTCATTTACAGGCTGTGATTTTACTCCTCCACCTGTGACACCTCCTCCCGTTCCTCCGCCTGTCGGTGCGCCACCATCACCAAATATTAAGTCACCTGTATTTGTATCACCTCCTCCATTACCTGTTTTAGGAATAGGCGTAGCCATAAATAAGCTTTTAAATTTGCCTTTAAGACTATCAACTGTTTCACCTATTGTTTTAAATTCCGCTGCAACTACTTTTTGCTCTTCCTGATATTTTGTCATTCCACTAACATCAAATAATTGATAGCCCATTGCTTTTTGAAGCTTATCAATAGCCATCATAAAATCAGCTACTCCCTTGTTAGCACTGTTTTTTATATTTATCCAAATGTTTGTAAATCTATCACTAAATGCCTTCCAGTTATCGTAAACATATAAAGCAATCGCCCCAACAGCAGCAATGGCTAAAGTAACACCAAGTATAGCAGGATTAGCAAGTATTTTTGCGAAGGCTCCAGATATAACTGTAGATAGGTTTTTTACCGTAGTCATTATTAAACGAGTAGTACCAATCAATGCACTAAAGGTAGTAATCAATTTTCCTACTATAAAAATTGCGGGCCCTAAAGCCGCAACCAATAAACCTGCTTTTACAATGAATCCCTGTGTTTCCGGATTAAGTGACTTAAATCCATCTACTAACCTTTGTAATCCTGCGCTCAATGTTGCGGCAACTGCCTCTAAATTTAATGTTTCGTTTATTGCTTTACCAAGTTCCGCTAATGATGCTCCTACATTATCTTTTAAATTATCAAAAGTATTAGCTAAACCACCATTTGCCCTTTCTAAATTACCTAAAGCACCAACACTTCTTTTTATAAATTCTTCGCTACTTATCCCCAGTTCTCTGATTCCTTCGGCCGTCACTACGCCAAATTCTTCTTTCATTACACGCGCAAATTCTGGAAGTCTTTCTTTTATTTGATTTAAATCTTCCTGCGTCACCTTGCCAACCGCACTTATCTGTGATAATGCCAATACAACTCCATCAAATTGTTCTGCTCCACCGCCTGCCCTTGCTACGGCATTACCAAACTGTGTAATAGTTTCCCTTGCAGCATCGGCATTCATGCCAACACTTTGCAAAGAGGCTGATGCCTTCACAACTTCAGGGAGTGCAAGGCCCGGATTCTCCGCAACTTTACGGAGTTTTTCCATTTCTATACCTGCCTCCTCGCTACTTCCCATAATGGCTATTAAACCATTTTGTAGTTTCTCAATATCGGCAAAGGATTTTAAAGAGGCAGCACCTAAACCAATAATAGGTAAAGTTAACGATTGTGTTAACGTAGAACCGATGTTCTGCATATTACTGCCAAATCTCGACATACTACGCTCAACCTTTCCAAGCTCTTTATCAAGATTGGAAACATCTACACCAAGCTTTAAATTAAGTTTACCTATTGCCATTTATGTTTCTTTATCCCATTTGTCAAATATTGACTTGTCATTATTTGACAAATTTCTTTTAGTTTCTTTTTTTGTAGGATTCTCCCATGGGAATTCAATTAAATCTTTAGGCTTTAAACTTTTTCCTTTTGCCGTATGGACATTTAGTAAAAGCGTTGTTTGCCATCTAATTCGTTCCCACTCTGTTTGTTCCTGTTGTTCAAATTGGTTGTTATAACCTTGCATAGCTATAACAACTTCTTTTAAACTCATTTCATAGTATTGCGAAGGAGGAAACCTTAAAACTCCGAAACAAAAGCGTTCGATGTACTCAAGGGTAAGTTCTCCTCCTTCGCCACTACGTTTTTTTGGCTCTCATCTTCTGGAGGTGAAATCTCGTTTGAAATCATTTCCATTATGCGAGTTATACCTCCCATGTCTGTATCTACCAAATCGCAGAATGATTGTAAAGTATAAGGACATTTTTCGCCTTTAGCTTTATAACCATGCTCAACTCCCGTAAAGGCTAATTCAAGTGCTAAAAGGAGATCTTCTCCTAAAAGGGAAAGGTCACTTAATTTAAGTTTCCTCTCCCTTAGAAATGTACCTAACACATACATGCCAAATTTAATCGGTATGGATGTGTTGGCTATTGTTATTGTTTTCATGTGTTAGGATTTTAAATTATGCTTTAGTTGTCTTCACGATGGCTCCTGTAACTTCAAATGATGCTGAATAGCTTACATTTTCCTCTACACCTGCGTTAAGGTCTAATGATGTACAAATGGCTTTCATGGTGTACACATTATCGCCCACAACGTCCGTAGTAAATTTAATGGTAAGCTCTGTACCTGCTATTAAGTCGGTAAACAAATCATCAAATAGGTAATTGGTGGAAGCATCGCCCGGGCCTGCATACAATGCTTCTGTAGAAAGCGTTCCCGAAAGTTGACCTTTCTTTACTTCTCTCCATCCGCCTGATGCTGAATCTTTAGTAAGAATTTCACGCATAGCAGATGAAATATTCATTTGGCAGGAAGTTGCGTAACCTATCGCAGTGCTATCTTTGTATAGTCGCATCAACGTACCATTAATAATGCCAGTAGTTGCCATGTTTATTTATTTTTTTGTTTAGTAATTTTTTCTTCATCTGCCTCGTCTGTAAAATATGAGTTAGGCACTGGAATAGGAATATAGATTGGGTCTTGCTGAACTTGCTCTTTCTGTGGCATTTGTTCAACGACAAAAGATTCATCAAGTAGTTCTGCAATGCCATCCTTTATCATTTGCTCACCATATTCAGATAGAAAAATGCCTACTTTACCCGGCTCTTTTCCATTCCATTCTTTTAAAAGTCTTAATTTCATCGTTTCATATTTATCATAAAATCAATACTCATCCAATATACGGATAATTCAGCGTTAAACACCTGTGATGTAGCTGACATATACTTTATACTTTGCACCTCAACACCTTCAACAATGCCAACAAATCTGTCTAATCTATTTCTGATAAGGTTAGATAATATTTGCGTATCGTCGTAATTTTGAGTGTAAACATCTACTTGTAATGTAATTTCCTCTAAGTTACTTTGACCATCCTTAAAATCAACAGGAAGGCTATTTACAATAGTATATACCACAAATGGATATTGTACATTTTGAGGCACAATGTCAGGATATATCTTACCCCCAACATAAGCCAATATTTCGCCATCGGTAGATAATCTACTATATATTAATTTACCTATCATGATACTTGCCAGAATTTTTTAGGCCTTTCCTGCATGATAAAAATACATTCATCTCGCATGGTTTTAATAACTTTCTCCCTACTCAAATTTCTTGCTTTAACAACTATCTTGTTATACCATGCTCGTGTACTTCCGTAAACCATGTGAGCGTAAAATCCATTGGTTCCTTCGCTGCTATTAATACCTCTATTCATTGTATTTCTTTTGTACAATGGCCCAATAGCACCAACGGCTCTTTTGTACGAAACAAGATTTTTAGATAAGTCAATAATTGACTTTTTTAGATTACCCGGTTGTACCCACATTGAAGCGCGGTCGTTTTGCTCCCAGCCTTGCATCTTTTTATTTTTGAAAGGATTGGTAGAAATACGGTGCGGCTTACTACTTACTGGAACTAAAGATCTATAAACTTCTAACGCAATGGGAGTGGCTGAATCAATTACTCTACTTTGCTCTTTTAATGTACATTGTTCCATTAACTCTGCAAATTCAATAACTGCATCTGCTAAACCTACTATTCTTAGGCTCATGCCTTGAAAGCTTCGCCTACCTGCATAATTAGATTTTTGCAGGTCTTTTAGGTGATTAATCTGTTTAGCTGATAAATATCCCATTGTATTATTTTAATCCTGCCCATATTTCAGGGCAGGAATGTTTTTAAGATACTGTTAAAGTAAGCTGCAAAGCGTTAAACTTTACTTCATCGCCAACCGCAATACTTTTCGATGCTGATAAAGCACCGTAAAATAAAAGATTACCACTTGTAGCAGCATCAAATACCGCAAAATGTGAAGCCGTTGCCGCACTTCCTGCACTTGATTGCATAGTTATTGCATTTGTGTTAGACAATGTTCCTGCGCCACCTGTACCCCTTGTCCATCCACTTGCCGCATAAGTAACACGCGTGTACAATGCACCTGTAGCGGAACCTGCATCGGTTGGGTCTTGACTATACAACTGAACATAAGTATTTGTCGGAGCACTTGGAAAGGATGTTCCATTTATCCAGGCTGTAATTGCATCCTCCATGTAATTTGAAAAAGCTGCCATGATTTATAGTTTTTAACGTTAAAAATTTATTTCTTGCCAATTTAAAATATCTTCATTCCATGTGTACATTTTGCCATCATTAGGGTAAGGTATTGGCGAATCCCAAAGGCATGATTCCTCATTCAATTTCCATGAAGGAAAAGGCTTAGGAGGAATGAATGCGTCGCGGATGCTATCGTAATAATAACCAATGCCTGCATAGTTTTTACGAAAAGCCTTGATTTGGTCAATAGAAGGTGTCTTGTTGTCGCCTTGATAATGGATGCCGCCACGGGTGTTGTAAGAGGTGCGTTTGCATATTTTATTTGTAAAATTACCGTACCAAATTTCCCAATTTTCAGTAGAACCTCCAACTGTTACACCATTATCATTTTGGTATATATTTTCATCAACACCTGATATTACAGATGTTACTAAATTATTTTCATTAATAAATGCGTAGTAAGCCATTTTATTTTAATTAAAAGAAATATTTCCCGTTCCACTTGTTATTACTTTGTAACTGTAACTTCCATCTGTTCCAGTTGCATCAGCAGTTAATCCTGCGCCTACTGTAATTGTTCCGCTTGATGTTAACCATCTTATTATCACTACTCCAGAACCACCAGAACCACCGTTAGCTAAGCTATTTGCACCACCACCACCAGACCCAGTATTAGCACTTGCAGAAGCACCATTACTAGCAGCAGATTGATTTCCACCTTTGCCTCCCACACCTCTTGTTGCAGGACTTCCAGTAATACTTAACGATAATCCAGAGCCACCGTTTCCTCCAGTCACACCTGAACCATTACTGCCAACTGTACCAGCACCACCACCGCCACCTCCACCTCCAAAAGGAGCAGCTGCCGAACCTCCACCAAATCCTTGATTAGCTGTACCCGACCCACCAAGAGCACCTGGAAATGTGTCACCACCAGATCCTCCGCCCCCAGAACCACCATTATTGCCAGTTCCTGATGATACTGAATCTGAACCACCACCACCACCACCAGTTGAGGTGATTAGATTGAAAGTACTATTAGTACCATTACCACCGCGATTTGTCCTATTTGATGAACCATTTCCACCACCACCGATACTAACGGTGTATAAAGAACCTTTGGTTGCTAAAAACTTCGATTCTGCAGATGCCCCACCGCCAGAAGTACCTGCAGATGTTCTATAACCACCAGCACCACCACCACCACCACCTGTACCATTACCTCCGTTAGTACCACCACCTGAACCACCTGCAACTACAAGGTAGTCAACTAATACGGTTAATCCTGCACTTGTCAACGTTGCATTTGTCACCGTTGCTGTTCCGCTTACACTTGCTGCTACATTATCTACCGTGTTAAGCGTTGCGCCTGTGACCGTTGCCTGACCCGTTACACTTGCTGCTACATTATCTACCGTGTTAAGCGTTGCGCCTGTGACCGTTGCCTGACCAATAACACTTGCTACCATTGTTGCCGCCCGTGCTATTGTTGCATTGTCCACATTTGCCGTGCCTTGAACATTTGCCGCAAAGGTAACGCCAAAGGAAGCCTCAGCCGAAGATTCAGCGGTTGCCGTTGCGCTTGCTGATATTATTCTTACAATTTGTGCCTCCGCACTTGTTTCAGCCGTTGCTGTTGCGCTTGCATTGACTGTATATGTTAATTGAGCATTTGCCGACGTTTCAGCCGTTGCCGTTGCGCTTGCATTCACGGGAATGGTAAGTTGTGCGCTTGCATCGGTTTCGGCGGTTGCCGTTGCTGTTGCCTCAAGTACTTTGGTTAGGGTTGCAATAGCAGTTGTATCAGCGGCTGTAGTTGGGCTACTTGCTAATGTAGCTATTCTAAGTATATCCGCCGTAGCTGTGCCTGTTGCTGTAACACTTGCCTCAAATGTTACAAGACCTTGTTGTATAACATCAATGGCACTTGTAGCCGTAGCATTAGCAGTTACACTTGATTTTAATACTTTAGTAAGTTGAACATCAGCTGTACTTGTAGCCGCAGCTTGTACGCTTGATGTAATATTTTGTACAATAGTAGCTGCTGCGCTAACATTAGCACTTGCTGCTACGCTACTATCAATAAATATAACCTTTGTAATATCTGCCGAAGTATTGCCTAAAGCATTAACCGAAGCAGCCACCTCAACAACACCTTGCTGAAATACTGTAAGTTCTCCAAGTGTAGATGCTATGGCATTTGCCTGTCCAATGACAGACATTATTAATTTAAGGTTAGCAGATGTTGTAGCAATGCCCGTAACAGAGGCAGTGACGTTTACACCGGTAAGGATGTATGAATCATAGAATACACCTTGAAATGAAATAAACCTTCTATCGTGACTAACCTTTAGATTCTTAACTTGATATAACTTATCACCCCAAACTACGCGAGATTCCTCGGTAATGGATGAATTATAACGTATGGTAAAATCACAAATATTCTTTGCCGTATTTTTACCCTCTATAATTGTCTCATTTGATCCCGGCAACTTGCTTTCTGCAAATGCCCAAATAGTAGCAACATCTGCCCAACTCTCGGAAGCAAAACCTGTTAAACTCCGTGACCGGTTAACATTTTGAAGGATTATCCTATCCCTCATTTTGCCAGTAACTTCGTTTTTGTTGTACTTCATTAGAAAAGTTGTACTCGATATTGGTCTAATAAATATTCAGATGCTGTAGGTAATTTCTTGACATAATCCTGCCTATTATCATAAGCATCTGTTATCATTAATAAAATAGCTTGCTTTATTTGTCCTGGCACCGATGAAGCATCAGAGCCATAACCAGCCGTGTAAGTAATGGTAACATCATTAATATTACCGTACAATGTGGGCCACGTTTTACCGTAAGCTAATGAAAGCCTTGCAGGTTTTTCAAATGTATCTACTATGTAGTTTGAACTATTAAAAGTCTGTGTAGTATTTTGGCTATCTGCATACTGAAAAGATGAAACAGATATTACCGGAGATACAGATAAGTAAATAGTGCTTAATTGAAGCCTATCTAATTTTTCTGTTATTGTTTGAGTTATTAACGCTTGATTCAAATAACGTTCGGCTGCCTGTCTTGCACTTTGCAACAAAGTAGTAATAAGGGTATCTTCAGTTGTGTCATCAACTTTAAGGTAATCCTTTACTTCTTGTAGTGTAAAGATTTCGTTAGCAGGTTGCGTAGTTATTTTCCAAGCCATGTTCAAATTTTTAAAGAGGGATGGATATTGCTACCCATCCCATTTTTTATTTACTAGGTCAACTTATTAGCTAGG